GATTAGTTAGTAATTCAATTAATTCATCTCTAAATTTAATTTGTTTATGTTGTACTTGTGTATATTCATCAATCATCCACTTTATCTTATCAAACTCGGTTCGAATGTCATCTTTTAGTCTATTTAATCGAGTATCTGCCGTTATTTTTTCTTCTCTATCTTTCATTAGTTCTTTACGTTTTTCAGGATGTCTCCACTTACCATAGTTATACCATTTATTCATATTTTTAATGTTTTTTTCTTCTTTTTTTTGAACATAAGCCATAGGTGATGGTAAATCACTATAATGACAATATGAATCTTTTTCGTTATTTTTTTTCATTTTCATTCCAAAAGTAAATTAACCATATCGTAAAAAGTACCCAAAACCCAAGTATAATGTTTGATATTATATTAATCATCTAAGTTTAAATTGTATTCATTTAATATATCTCTGATAGAGTCTCTTACTTTATCAGCCATGTCTTGTTCGGCTCCTGTAGCTTCTCTTCCATCAAAAGAACCATATTTTACTGCACTTCGAAGTAATTGATCTAATTCCCACATCGCATTCTTCCATTTAATACCATCCAATGCCATTCTTGCATCATTTTGTTCTTCAATAGAGTCAAACTCCAATATTATCTTTCCCATATGTTTTAATTATTTTTTAGTTTCCATAACTCGTAATTACTATTTTGTGTCTTAAATTTAATATAGTCGTCTTGTTCATCAACAATTTCTGTTATTGGAGTTGTTTGCCAAGTAAAAAATTGATTGAATGGTGACATAAGCAGTGATCGACCAATCGCAAATGTGTCATGCTTTTCCTTTAAGGTACCATCTTCGTTCCACTCAATCCACATAATATCCTTTGATTGGTTAGTTAATCCATCCCGGGCACGAACCAATTTCCAATTGAATTCGTTTTCTATTACTCCTTGTTCAACAGCAACCTTCAATATATTATCTTCCGTTAATGTCATTGGTATTTTATTTTGTTTCATGGCCATTTTATTTCATTTGTTGCTTGATCCCAGTCAAAGTGGAATGGCTTATTTGCATAACTATATCGTTCATTCAATACTGATGCATTGAAAAAATGCGTATGTCCGTTAAAGTAATATCCATGTCCTCCATGAATATGGCCAAACACATGAATCTTTGGCTTAATCTCATCTACTCGATAACGTAACATTTCACATCCAACCCGGATACTTTGTCCACCTGGAATATCTAGATATCCAAAGGGAGGTCCATGTGTAATTAAGATATCTGTATTGTGTGGAATAGCATCCCACTTTGCTTTCATCTCTTCACCGTTGCGAGGCAAATTGAAAGCCCAATCACAAAATTCCGGTTGCCATGGTGAACCATATATGCGAACATTGTCTTCTGGAAAATCTCCATTGTGTCCGTCATAGTATAGTGTTAAATCGTCATCTAGGAGATATTCAATAGTCTTGTATCCAGTTAAGATGCCGTGTGCATCATCTGACCTATCCTGCATCCAACGATCATGGTTACCTGCAATTAGTACCTTTGTATCGTAGTTGTTTATGTTATCAAACCAAGTAAAGAAGTCTTCTGCTTCGTATGCGCCATAACCCGAGTTCATGAAATCGCCTGCATGGATCAATAGTTCACCTCCAGGTAAATCTGCATCCAATTGCTTATGCTTTGAATGTGTATCTGAAATTAGTGTAACTTTCATTGATTCAATTTTATTAAAATATAAGAAAAATAATTCAATAACCCAAATAAAAGTACAAGGGTCTTTAACGGATTAATTTAACCTTTAATTATTTCTTTTTTTCCTATAATGGAGCCTTGTAGGACTACCTTATCAATTCTTGAATCAATGTATGATTTTGTTTGATCAATTTCACGATGAATTGCATCTTCTATTGAATGATGATCTCGATCAACTTTTTCAATTTGATTCATTACGGTTTTTTCAACCATATTGATGTCGCGACATGTTCTTTCAAGTTGTTGTTGAAAATGTTCATGCTCATGAGACGTCATATGATGAATTTCGTCTATTTGTTTTTCAATCTGTAATAATTGTTTGTTTGTTTTGTTTATCTTAACCATACCTACAACTAAAGCAATCAATAATAATGCTGCTGCAATCGTAAGCATACCTAAAACATATGATGTTATTTCTATCATGTTTTTCCTTAATTTTAATATGTCAAAGAACTCTTGTACTTGTAGTCAGGACAGGATTCGAACCTGTATGAATCGTATAAAGCTTAATAACAGTTGTACACCTGCCGATTCTTAGCTAGCGTATACCAATTCCGCCACCTGACTATATTGCTTCTTATTCTCCTACCCTTTTATTTCGAAGCCAACCTGCTTATCTTTAAATACGAGTTTCTCAAGGGTACAGGCTGTTGTAGTCCTACGGGGAATCGAACCCCGCTTTCCAGGATGAAAACCTGACGACCTAACCGATAGTCGATAGGACCAGAACCATTAAATTCCTGACATCAACAAATGGTTTCGATACAATGCATCTTCATCTTCATATGTAGCTAAACACATGAAACAATCATCATACGATCCTTCGAACATGATCTGTCCTGTTGCTGAATCAATTACTTGGCATTTGTCATTAACTAGGTTTACAATTTCCATATATCTTTTTTTTATATAATATAAGAAAATTATGATGAATATCCAATCTTTCTTAAAATGTATTTTAATATAGTGTACCTTAGTTTATACATCATTCTATTACCTTTTCAACATATGTGCAAGTTTCACCTTCGACAAATCCTTTTTCTATGAGCAATGGCAACGATCCTGGTTTGCACCAAGCATAAACAACATATCCTTTGTACCTATCTGTTACATATTGCCATCTAGTATCCCACAGCTTTCTGAATATGCCCTTAAGTCTGTGCTCTTCGTGCACCCAAGCATCTAAGAATTTGATCTTGTTGCTTTCTTCTCGCTCCATGTAGATATGTCCTACAATGTCTCCATTCAACATGGCAATCCAAGTCTCTAGTTGTTGTGCATTGCTTTTGAGATGTATTATTTTAATATCGTCTATCATAGAATTGTTTCCTTACCGGGTGATTCCTAGTTCTTCCAATGTTTTTGGTTTAAAGTCTACATGCTCACACGATACACAATGATATCGCCTATCAACACGATCAAACAATTTAAACCCAAACAAGGTAACTGGATATGTTACTAGTTTGCTGTGTATGTGTCCGTGAATATTGTGTTGAACTCGATAATCCATTTCCATTGTATGTATTGGACAATGTGTTAGGAAAATACCTTTGTATTGCACCATCCCGGATACTTCTTGAACATATTTAAGTAATTCCGGGATGTGCTTTGGTCTATCGTGGTTGCCTAACACTACTTTTTTGATGCCATTGAGACGGTTTAACAGTGGATATGAATCAGTCTTTTCCATTGTTATATCGCCTAAAATATAAGTAATATCACGCTTTTGTACAACACTATTCCATTGCTCAATAACATGGGCATCGTGTGCTTCAATGCTTTCGAATCCTCGATGCTTTGCCATGAAGCTATGGCCAAAGTGTAAATCTGCTATAAATCGAACCTGTGACATTGTTTTCTTTTATTATAAGAAATTATTCTACAATTTCAAAGTCAACATCTGGAATTGTTTCGCAAAACATGAAATGAGTTTGATTATTTAATACATGATCACATCGCAGCCAATTCATATACATTTGCACATATTCCATATTAGGATTATCTCCAAATATTTTAGCAAAATGATGTATAGGTTTTTGTGCTACTACATGGTATGCAGCATCGCCATGCATGTATATCGATTTCATTACATCATTGGCATTTGTGGCATTGAATCTTCTTTGCCTGGTTCTTCTACAATAACACATTCAGTCATCAATAGCATTGACGCAATAGATGCTGCATTTTCAATTGCTGTTCTTGTTACTTTGGTTGGATCAATAATTCCTGCGGCTAACATATCAACAAATTCGTCTGTGCGAGCATTGTATCCAAAAGCATCTTTGCCTTCTTTTACTTTTTGGACAATCACAGCGCCTTCGCCGCCGGCGTTAGCTACTATTTGACGTAGTGGTTCTTCAATTGCTCTTTTTACAATAGCAATACCTACAGTTTCATCTTCATTGATACCTTTAAGGTCGTTTAATGCACTTATGCATCTTATCAAAGCAACTCCCCCACCAGGAACAACACCTTCTTCTACTGCTGCTCTTGTAGCTGCTAAGGCATCATCAACTCTATCTTTTTTCTCTTTCATTTCGGTTTCAGTTGGAGCTCCGATATATAATACTGCTACGCCTCCTGAAAGTTTAGCTAACCTGTCTTGAAGTTTTTCTTTATCATAATCTGATGTGCATGCTTCGACTGCTACACGAATTGTACGAATTCTATCTTCAATGTCTTGAGTTTCGCCGGCACCATTAATGATTGTTGTTTTATCTTTAGAGATTTCAACTTTCTCAGCTGATCCTAACATTTCTAGAGTCATATCTGCTAATGTAACACCACTAACATCAGATACAACCGTGCCACCAGTAAGTGCAGCTAAATCATCTAACATTTCTTTGCGTTTTTCACCATAACCAGGTGCCTTTACGGCTGCAATTTTTAATGCACCTCTAATTCGATTAACAACCAAAGTACTTAATGCATCACCGTCTAAATCTTCTGCTATAATTAATAGACTGCGGCCCGATTGAACTACTGGTTCCAATACCGGAAGCAGTTCTTTCATTGATGAAATCTTTTTGTCTACCAATAAAATCATTGGATTTTCCATTTCTGTAAGCATCTTGTCTTGATTAGTAACAAAATATGGAGAAAGATATCCTCTATCAAACTGCATGCCCTCAACTGTCTTAACTTCGGTTTGAGTGCCTTTGGCTTCTTCAACGGTAATGACACCATCATTGCCTACAACATTCATTGCCTCAGCAATTAACGATCCAATCATATTATCATTGTTAGCAGATATGCTAGCAATTTGTTTGATTTTATCATTATCATTTCCAACTTCTTGAGAAATATTTTTTAGTTCCGCTACTACTGCAATTACTGCTTTATCAATGCCTCGCTTTAAATCAATTGGATTTGATCCTGCGGCAACATTCTTTAAACCTGCAGTAACTAATGCTTGCGCTAATACTGTTGCGGTAGTTGTTCCATCACCGGCAATGTCAGCAGTTTTAGAAGCAACTTCTTTTACCATTTGCGCACCTAAATTTTCCATTGGGTCTTTCAACACAATTTCTTTAGCTACTGATACACCATCTTTTGTAATGTGTGGTGGTCCAAATTGTTTACCGATTACAACATTGCGACCTTTTGGCCCTAATGTTACTTTGACTGCATCTGCTAATGCATCTACACCTGCTTTGAGCTTAGCTCTTGCATCAGAATTAAAACTGATTTCTTTTGACATAACTTTGTTTTTCTTTTTTTATAACGTTTATTTAATATAAATATTTACTTGGCAATTTCCAAGAACTTTTGATTTAAAGTTTTAGATACATCAATCATATTTGTTGGTTTTATAAAACATGCATCTGGTCCATACATGGTTTTAAATTGTCTTTGTTCGTAATCACTACCATACAAACTACAAATAAAATATGAAATAATATTGATCCCATAAGATCGAAAACAATTGATAGCATTTTTTGTATATGCAACGCCATCATAACTACGGGCAACTCCTGATATATCGGTTGGCCCACCATCTGAATAATTAACAAAAATGCATTCATCTCCTTTTGCATCTTTTAAAATATCTTTTTCAATACTTTTAAATGCAATACCTTCAGGTGTACATCCAAATACATCTAGGTATTTAAACATGTTTTTTATTTTATGTATTTTATCAACAGCTGAGTCATATGCATATATCGTTACGGATCTTTCTACTCTAGAATTATTCAAGTAATATGTCCCTCGCAATGAAATTTGTACTCGTATACCGGTTGTCATTGCAGCTGCCTGAGCAACTGCTATTGCTGAAGTTAGAGCATTAGCAAATTTATCGCCTGACATTGATCCAGATGCGTCAATTGATATATGAATAAAATAATTTTTAAATCTGTCTGTTACAATTCTATGAAATACATTTATATTATTGTATCCTAACTGAGATATTAATCGTTTATCAATTTTGCCGGTCTGAAGTCTTGTTGATTTTAGTGAGCGATCCGAGTTTCTAAGTTGAAGTTTTCTACCTAACTGCTTACCTAAAACAATGCCAGCATTCACAGCTTCTTGTTTATTATTAAGTCGAACTGCGCTATATTTATGATCTCGAACATCATTATCATAGTTACGTTGCCCGGTAACATAGTCATCTGAATTTGTTCCAAATAATTCAGGCATTGAAGATATTATTCCAGGAGTCAATTTTTTTATAACAATTGTTTCAACAAAATCTGAGGCGCCGGTTATACTTGTAGAAACCTCACGTGTCTCACATCCTGCTTCCTTAAGTGCATCAACTGTTTTTGCTATCTTTGAAGATAATTTACCTTTTTTTATTGGATAACCATCTAAAAAATCTTGTTGTTTTAATATTGCTTTTTTTAATTTTTCAGTGTCCTGAGAAGAAAGTTGCGGTTCAGAATTGCTTTCAGACGATTCTTCCTGCGTTGACTCATTCTCTTCACCATCTTCATCACCGGCATCGCTTTCATTTGATTTGTCTTCTGACTCAGCAGTGTTATTATTTATGACTTGTTTAAGTATTTTAAATATATCACACGCAACAATTAATGCATCTTGGGTTGAATTTAATCTTTGTATATTTTTAAGATCAATGATATTCCATATCAACCGCAAATGTTTTAATGTATTTAATTTGCGATTAGAATTAGTAAAATTAATAATATGAAACATGTAATCGTCTATTGTTTCTTGATTCTTTGCTCCAGACAACAATGCTTTATCGATAATTTTATCATTAAAGAATTTATCATACATTGATTCATAATACATTCGATAGCCAGGAGCTGTTGTATAAATTTTATAATCAATACGTCTATCTTCAACCCAATTAAGCAAATCTTTAATAATTTTAAATTCGCGTATAGGTAAATCCAAATTTGGATCTAATCCTTGATATCTAATTAATTTAGCAAATAGTGTTTCGCTGATATTGCTAGTTGACTTGCCATTAGCTCCTTTAAACAAAGAAAAATCGGTATGCGCAATATGCGACCCTTCATGAAGTGCAAGCCCAACGGCAGGATCAAAGTTTTTGCCATCTAATTTGGTTCCAATAGTAACAGTGGTACCATCGGTAAAACTTGAATCATTACTTTGAAATTTTACAGGTATAGTTTTTCCGGTAACAATATTAACAAAATTAGCAATTGCTCGTTGTGCTGCCGCTAATTTTGTAATATCTAACGTATTTGTATTAGTATTAGTCCAATTGGAATCAAAATCTCGGTCCAACCAAAAGCTTGATGCTTGAGTTGGTTTGTATTCTGAAAATCGTTTTGATAGGCTCATCTCTTTTTTTTATATATAATATGAAATTGATCAGTAATTTCCAACCAGACTATTAATAAAAACTACAAATTATGCTGGTTTTTGCATTATTGGATCATACGGCTCATCTTCAGCATTAAAAATATCTTTTATTTCCGTTGCCATATGTTTTTGGATAATTTGTTTAACAAATGTCCTTTCTGAATCGGTGCCTCCTGATGCATCAAAGAATGGTAATATTGCTACTTCCGCGGCCTCCGATAAAGAAAATCCATCTGCTAGCAATTCACATACTCTAACTGTCATACGTGTTGATACCATAGTCGATAACTTGCCATCTTCCGCTCTCCATTCTTTGCGAGTTGCGTCGGCTATATCTGCTACTGAATGAATTAAATTTGGAGAAACTGATTTAGGAAAACGTTTTGTTAATAAAAGTTCTTCTTGTGATAATGATAAAATATCAACTTCAATTATTTCGAATCGATCTAATAGCGCACGATCCAATACTCGAGTCGATGTATATTCGGTACCAATATTGGCTGTTGCAATAAATGAAACTCCCGGAGCTACCATTATGGTTGGTGAATCAACATCTTCATCTAATCGCAAATAGCGTTGACCTTCATCTAACACTGACATCAAGATATTCCAGGCTTCTGGATGCGCCCTTGAAAGTTCATCCAACAAAATAACTGCGTTTTTAGTTTGTATGGCCGTTACAAATGCTGACGAATCAAATATTGTTTGTCCATCTTTGAAATGTGTATTTCCAATGAGTGTTGATCTAGGATCTTGTGTTGCTCCCAAATTAAAATAAAAGAAAGGACGATTAGTTGCCCTAGGTAAATCTTTTGCGGCTTGTGTCTTACCGCAACCTGCAGGCCCAACCATCATTATATTTTTGCCTCTTACTGCTGAGCGTACTAGATATTTCCATTTGATATCCGACATTTCTAACGACTCAGGTTTTATTTTATGAGCGTTATTGATAAGATGCAATATAGGATCGATATCTTTTTGTTCCACAATTATTTCTTCTTGTTGAGTTGCCGGCTCAGTTAATTCATTTCTATTAATACGCTTTGCTCGGCCGGTGATTTCATCAAATAATAATGCTTCGTTGTTTGACACTGCATGTTGTATCATGATTGGCCGGAACAAATTTGTAATATCATTGTTTGTACCTACTTCAATTATTGAAGTTACTCCCGATGTTGTTACTGGTATTCCTATTCTCTTTTTCATATTTCTTATTTTCTATATAATATGAAATAATGAACCAGTATCCAACCTATCTAATAGTTTTTTATGATAATGTTACCAGTTACGGCAGGACCAGTATCTAGCAGAGGTTCTATCCTTTGCAGTATGACATCGATGCCTAGCTCTAAATGAACGCCTACGAGCAGGATTGCTCTTGCGGATTCTCATATTAGGATCGCCGAAGTTGACCTTAACAACGTTGCCTTTTGGGTTTTTAACGTAGACTTTAAATTTCTTTACATCACCTTGCATTGGTTTGCCTAAGTTAACTTTACGTCCTTGATATTCGGCTTCTGATATTACATCAAACTTACCTGCCTTGATGTCTTCCATCATTGCTATTGCACATTCCGTACAAACTGACATTTCTTCCATAACATCCTTTTCTATTTCTTCATTCTTAGATTTTTTACCCCAATTCTTTGCACCTTTTTTGCGACAAGCTGATAATGCTAATGATCCATATGCTGATGGCCATGTGCCACCATCTCGGGTGTAACTGGCTTTTACTTTATAATAACAAGCATCTCGTTTTGGTTTCTTTTTCTCGTCAATCATTTCAATTGGAGTATTGTCATGATCACATTCATGGCAAATGTATAAATCAGCGCCGCCGGTAGATTTCGGCCAACCATGATCACATTTGTCACATTCAATACGATCGTCTACTACTGCTTCAGCCTTTGGAGTACGTTTACCCATACCAACCTTACGCTTTTGTGCTACCAACGATTCTTTTTCTTTTTTATTGAATGAACTCCATGGTTTTGGTGTATCTGCAGAAACTTTTTTACTAGGACGACATTTCTTTACGCCTTTTGTTTTATCGTTGCCACATGGCCTGCCATTCTGATCTACCCATTTTTCTTTAACCCAACGGCGTAAATCTTCATTTAACAAGTCTTGTAATCGAATCATTATAGTTCCTGTCTTATTCCTAGCTTTGGAAGATATGATCTCCAAGTTTTTAATATAAATTCTTTGTCTTGCAATGTAATAGTATTGTCAGATACCCAAATATCTAAATAGTCATTAACAACATCCTTAAGGGGAGTTTTTGATTTTTTTGCTTTAAAATACAGGCCTTGAATCATTGCTGGTATTTCTTTGGGCAACGTAAAATAGCGAGCAGCAGGTAAATTACCAGATTCAATCCTGGTTCTCATTGCTTGATCAGAATAAATAAATTTGCTGTCAATCATGTTCCATCCACTTTGAGTAGCATGTTCAATTTCGTGACGCAATGTATCTCTTAGTTGCATAGCAATTTCAGATAATATTCTAGGATATTCTGCAGGATTAATTTTAAATCGTATTTCTATTAATGGCGGCTGATCTGCATGTTTTGTTGTTTGATTAAAAATATCACCTCCGGAGCTAAAATCAGGTAGATCTTCAATCCATTGAACTTTGAGTGATAAATAAAATTCTACAGGTATTGTATCATTTTCAATTTCCTCAAAATATATTTTATCTTGTTCGGCATCGTCATTAATATCTGCTAAAGTTTCGCCTCGTTTAAAATATATTTTTTCTCCAGCAAATTTTCCATCTGGATCGGTTGTTGCAGCATAACTGTCTTTTATTACTTGTAATAGCTTGTTTGATAATGTAGTTACTAAACTATCATAACGACCTTCAATAATAAGTGATTTCATTGATATCATATTAATAAATATCAATCTAGTAAATTATAGTTCCACCAAGTTTCTTTGTCTTTGTTGAAAGGATTTCCGGTTTGCTGATAATAACAATTGAGACAAAGCATTTGCAAATTATCAATATGATGATTGGTTTCATCTCCGTCAACATGATCTAAAAGCAATGGTACCGTATCATCTGTTATTCGTCGTTCTTCATATCCGCAGCTATCACAACATTCTTTCATAATACCTAAAGCCAATAGCCTGTTACGAATCTTCCATGTTGGATAATTTGGATGATGTCCTTCTAGAATTGTATCTATACTATATGCGCCGGCGGTTGCTTTAACTGTATCTTTAGCAATACCTACCCCGGCTTGATTGGTATGCATATCATAAAGAGTTTTATCTGTCTCTCTATCAATATACAGCTTAGCATATTTTTTATATGTAGTAAATGATACCTTTAAGAAACGTGATGCCTCTGCATTTGACTTTGTATTGGCCATAGCATATCGAATATCAGTTTCAGGTAAATCTAGTGACGATCTACCACGTCCATAAACATACTTATATTGTGGTTCGTCACCCATTTAATATACGCCTAGTTTTCTTAGTTCTAATACTGCTTGTTTTGGAAACAATTTCTTGTTAAACATTTCATGAAGTTCTACTGTTAACTTTGAAGTATAATCCATAAATGTTTCTTTGTAGATTCCACTTTGCGTTCTTACATCTGAATACCATGTTGAATATGATGTAAATTTATCATTGAAACGATCTGCATCGGTTCTATTTTCCCAATATTCAATTTGATCTTTCAATGGCCACATATCAACCGAGATATTTGGATCTTTTCGTATTGCAGAAAGGAATGGATTTCCTTCTTGGCGTTTTTGGTTTCTGGATATAAACTTATCCATTAAATTGATTGAACGGTCTTTTGGAGACATTCCTGTGTGTGCTGATTTTTTTCCCATAACTTATTTTTTTATTTTTTCTTGTAATATAACTAGTTTTCTCCAAGCATCTTCTGCTCGGTAAATATATTTTTTAAATTCAATAACATTGAATGATTCCCGGGCCATATCTGCTTTTTTTATATTTCTATGATATGTTGCATGAAGCAACCCAATTTTAATATTTGTTATCCAATTAATCATGTTTTTTATATTTTGTAAGTGTAACTGACAAACCTTGCTCTTTTAATTCATCTCGTACTATTAAACATTCTTCATATGAATCTATAAAAATATCACAACGTAACGCCGTATGTACAACGTGTGCACATTGCGCTGCTTGTATATAACCATGTTGACATATATCCATTAAGCAATTTACAACATGATCAAATGTATTTTGATCATCATTATGTAATATTACTAGCCAGGTGCCCCGTTTATTTAATAATTGTTTTTTCAACATCTCTAATTATTGCACATTGTTCGTAATACTCATTTTGTTCAGCATACGCTAAACATTGATGAAGAAACTGTTTCTTTTTAAATTTATCCCACGTTTTAGGCCATTCCCACTTATTAGTCGACATATGATTTATAGCTGTGATTAACAACTTGTCGATAAAGTTCTCTTCCATAATTTATAATATATAAATAAATTAAATAATCCAAGAATCATGTTATTTGTTTTAAAACATATCGTCCCATGGAGTATCTTTAATAGTTTGTTTAGGAACCGTTGTATTAGATTTTTTATTGGGAGTTGGTTTAGTTAATTGAACATACAGTTTTTGACCAATTTTTATGTTGTCTGAAGTTAATCCGTTGATTTGTTTTAATTGTTGAACCGTAATTTTATATTTTGCTGCTAATTCTGATAATGTGTCGCCTGATTTAACTGTATGTGTAACTGACTTATTTATATCGGTAGCCATATTGACTGCACTACGTACTGTAGATTTCCATGTGTCGATAGGTTTTTTTGATTTTGGTTTTATTTTATTTAAAATTTCTCGAGCAATTGCTTGCCGTTGTTTTAACATAGGCTTACCTGCTTGTTCATAATTAGTTACAAAATCTTCTGTAGCAGCATTTATATCTTTTGATTTTTTAAATACATCAAAATCAAACCCAGGATGATTATTTATTTCATTTTTTAAAAATGAATATGCGTGCATGTTAGTTGCCGGATTTTTTTTTATGTCTACTTTAAATTTGTTTAAAACATGATCGCGGTATGCTTGTTTTCTAGCAGGATATGTCCATTGTGCCCAACTATATCCTAAATCTCCAGAGTCAGACAATGTTCCTGTTTTAACTCCCGAACCCTGAATTCTATGTGGGAGGAATTCACTTTCATGTTGTATGTTAGCAGCCATAGCTGATGCTGCTTCAGGTGTTAATCCTAAATCAGCCTGAAATGTTTTTGCCCAATAAATTGCTGTGTCAATAGTAGTTTCAGTTAATAAATGTTTTAAGCGAATCATTATTTGCCTTTTTGATCACGTATAATTAATTCGCCTAATACTTCCAATCGACCCACTTCACGTTGAAATTCAATTGCTGTCATACCCAATGAAATCTTTTTAAGTGTTTCAGCGAATTCTTTTTTTGCAGAATTAATATCAAATTTACCTGCAGTAGCTCGGCGATAATATGCAGCTTTCACTTTAAAGTGATGCCATGTTAATAGCGCCAGACCGCCTTTTTCTTCAGCAGTTGTAGCTATCTTAGCAGCGCCTTTGCCTCGAGTCTCTGCAAATTCCTCAAACTTATCGTTAGTTTGTTTGGATTCAAATAATAAATTATATAGTTTCATATTAATAAATATCAATTGTTCCAAATAACATTTTTAAATTTTTCTGGAGATAGTCCAAAGTAATTAGTTCTCCATTTTGTTTGTTCAAAGAAATCTAAATAAAACCAGTCATCTTTTAATTGCCATAATCGTTTTGCAACATCATCCCAATCATTATTTATTACAAAATTTTCAATTTCTAATTTCTTTTCATGTATTAATTCATAATCAAATGAATCCCATTCATAATGAAATACTTCAAATACTGAATTTTTAGATACATAATCTATAGAAATATCAATGCCCCATTTGGGTTTCATTTTGATAATTTTATATAACATAGGATTAGATGATGCATACTGCGTTAATTGTTCTAAGGCAGAATCAGTATATGCTTTTCGTTCGAATAAGTCCGAATGATTGATGTGTGCGCCGTCAAACTTATCCCATACAATCCATGGTTGTCGTATTACAGTTTCATGTCGCCGCACGTTTTTTGGATAACCGTTGATATCTGCATATTGTTGTTCGATTGTAGTTAAATGATATCCATTTTGATCAAATAAATTGGTACAATGTGTATCATTTAAAATATCAACATTTTCTAATTTTATATTCCAATATGGATTTGGATTAAATGTTGTATTTTCTATATTCATATTTTATTTTTTAAATATTGGTCCGCCCGTTACCCATGCTGCACAACTTCTTGACCCAGCACATTTAAAGTGAAGAAAGTTACAATAACCTAAATCACCCATTTCGATCGTAGCTAATGCATCGATGTTTTTTTCATCGCCTTCAATTCCTTTAGTCATACAATCGTACATCTTATCCGATATATCAAATGCGGCACAATTGGCACAACGCATTGTTTTAGCAGTAGCTTCATCAGTTTTCCAACGCTTAGCTGCATCTTTCCAATATTTGCCTGGCTTATCTGGGTTTGCTGGTCCGTAATGATATTCATCAATTCCATGTTGACGATTCTTCAAATTAACATGAATATCTTGTGTTGCAATTGGGCAACCTGTTTTTGCTTCTACGAGTAAATGTTTTAGTTTTTCCATTACTTTTTATGTTTTGCAATTTCAATTGCTGCTAATTGAGACAATGCTGCCCTTTTAGTTTTAGCTTGTTGAGATAATCGTCTACCTGTTTTAGTAGTAGCAAAATATCCAGCTTTAGTCTTTTCAATGCGTTCTGGCATCATTTGTTTGAGATGATTTTTAAACCCTGCAGGAACAAACTGTGGTTGCTGCATATTATAATCATCATTGTCTTGTCCAACTTCATTCATTAAGAATCCGGCAACTTCTTCTACATCGTCTTTTGATGTTGCAATATGGTCTGCTGCCCAATCATGTCCATTACTTAATATTTCCTGTACATGTTCTGGATCCATTTGTAACATTGCATCTACATGTTTTTTAATAATTTTTAAATTACCAAAGAACATGTAGTTGCCGTCTTTAGAATTACATGTGCAAGTGCTAGGGCAATTACAATGACTCATGATCTTATTTGTTTTTATTGATAATAGACCAAATAGCACCAGTTAATGTTAAAACACCACCAATACACTCTGTTACAAGAGTTTCGTCAACAAGTCCTCTTGCTATAACTATACCACCGATAAACGTTAAAGTATGTCTTACAATACCTAAAAGTTGTTCTTTTGTCAATTTCATTTTTATTCCTTTTTTTTATATAAATATATTACTTGTTCGATTCTTTGTTTTTGTACATTGGCCAATTTTTTGTTTTTTCATTGATCCATTGTTGTCGATCATCACAACCACAATCTTCATTTAATAATTGTGCAATTTTTTTTGCAATTTGATCTAATCTTGTTGCTGATGTTATTTTTTTAATATCGTCGCCTAATCCTTTACTTTGCATATATACTTCCGTTGTTAGCTGTATTTGTTAGTTGCATAATCATTGTTTGATATTGTGCTGTGTGTGGAATTTCAAAAACATCATGTCCTGGAAATTTATAATCATGTTCTGGTTGCATCATTAACATGTGACCGGTGTCATCAATTCCTAGTACAGGATGCGGAACATTGCGCATTGTAATTCCACCATTTGGTGTTTGTATCATTGTGCATTTACCTGGGTGATTCCATTGGCCCATAGGATCAACTACTGCACTAGTTTTTTTTATTATGTTGTCCCAACCTGATTTTTCTAATTTCTTTTTACCTGTGATGTGCATTATTAATTCTTCGGTAATTTCTTTATGATCATCGGGTTGCATTGAAGATGGCAACATGTATTTATCAGCTTTAAGTACTTTTGCTAACATTGCTACTAAAGCTCCGCCTGGGGCTATTGCCATTGTAGTTAAGCCTAGTAGTTTAATAACATCCTTCATTTGATTGCGAACCCATTTCCATTGTTCTGGCGTTAGTTTGTCGCCATTAAGATGTTGAAGAAGCATGGTCATGGCCTGTTTTGTCTCAGATGTCTCTGTCTTTATGGCGCCAACAAACTTTTTTACTTGATCTTTTGCATTGTTAGCCATAGCCGGCACATTGAGTTCATTTACTGCATGTTCTAATGACAGACGCCCTCTTTTTATTTTTTGTTCTAATTGTTTTAAACGTTCTAAATAGCCGTGATTACGTAGATGTTTATATGCCATATTCTCAATTGAATATTCGCCTTCTGTATCTAAACCTGTTTGTCGTAAATGACGCAATCTTTGTTTTATGCTAGCAATTTTTTTGTCGGCTTGCGGGTCTGTATCTTTTAAAGAATCAATTTCAAATTCATATGGTTCTGTTTTATTTTGAATAGCCGCATCATCAATTGAAATTTGTTCTGCATTTGGTTGATTCAACCATTTGTTGTTCATAAGCGAAAATATTCCTACTGATGAATGAAGTTCTTGATTTGAATCTTGTGCATACAATTCAATATTCATTCCCTGATATTGTAATGGATAATTTACGTTCCATACACTTTTTTTAGCGTGCATGTAATTACTTACAATATGCATATTGTCGCCGACATTCATATAATTAATTACAACATGTAAATCAATGTCACTCCACCGTGTCCAATTATAATTAGCATTGCTACCAATTAAAATAACATCTAATATATCAACATCAACTTCTAAAAAATCATAGAATGCTTTTGCTATTTTTATAAGACCAATACGAACCTTAGGACGTAATTCATGTCCTATCCAAAGAGATGGATTCAATTCATGTTGTGATTCATATTCTGTTATCATTCTATATCCAATGCCTTTTTTAACGCATATATTTGAGCTTCTTCAAATCCTTTATCTACTAGCGTTTGCAATTTTTCTGTAGTTGTTCCTGGTGCTTGTTTAAATTCAGTTTCAATTGAATTCTCTAAAGACGTATCAACTACCGTACCGCCTGGTATACTTGTTTCTGCATTTGATGTTGAATCTTCGCCGCCTAATGCTGATATAGCTGCGCCTCCTATTGCAGTTCCCATAACAGCTTCTTTTGACTCTATCAAAAATTTATTGAACACCATAAAGATGGCAGGCATTATTACAGCTTGTGGATCATCTTGCGGGTCTAGACCTAACTTCTCTGCTAAATCTTCAATTTCATTTTTTACAATATCTAAATTTTTAGGATTAGATAATCGATATGAATCCAATTTAAATACCTTTGCAAACATTTCTGGATAACCTGCTTTCAAAACCGTGCCGGGTCTAAATATGTTAGATGCTTGTGAAAATGCATTCTCAACAAATTTTGCATAATATGGATTATTTGCATCAGCTGACTGTTTTCCAATCGTATTACTAATTTGTTTCCATTTCAGTGGATTAGTTTTTTGTAATGTATTAAACCAGTTATACATTTCTTTGGTTGGCCTAGCATAAATCCATGGAGGAATTCCTAAAGAAGCTAACTCGCGAGCTGTAAGTTTTTTGTTTGATTTAAACATTGCTGTAGTTAATGTTGAATTAGAGGTAATCTTTTTCATGAATCTAAAATCCATTGCATCTTTAAGATACATCATTTCGCGTTTGCCAATACCTAATTTTTTAATCAAATTAACGGCAATTCCATATCCACCAAAAGTTACTGCATTTGCGCCTAGTTTAAATGCAAGTTTACCAGCACCGGCAGTTTTGCTAGCAATTTTAGATGCTTTAATTGCAGCTCTTATTTTTGAAAGCATTGATTGCTTAATTGGTACGCTTGTTGTATTACGAATTAATGCTGATATTTCATCTATTTGTTTCATTACAGCATCCATGGATGTGCCAGGAGCATAGTTTTTTAATGCGCGTTTACCTTTAAGAAGCAGCTGCGCAACAGCATCGCCTTTCTTAGCAATTGCTTGTAATTGTATTTTATTTAGTTTTCCTGATTGAATAGCTAATTTATAAAAATCAACTAATTCAGTTGTATTTCCTTTTGCAGCTTTTTTCCAAATCCTAGCAGCCGTAAACGTGCCTCCGGCAGCATCTATTGTTCCTTTAAGTCCAAGTTTAATGCCTGATCCTATTACTGGAATAATTGCTACCAATGAAAGTGCGCCATCTAAATACTTTCCACGAGCAAAATACATGATTGCATTGATTGCATCTAAGATATCACCATAACCAGGAATAAATCCTAACCAATCTAATGCTGTTTGTATTTTATCAATAGTTTCTAGCTTGTTATATTGAATAGCTTTGCCTTGAGCTTTTTGTGCTGCACGAGTTTTTTGTGTATCTTTTATTTTTTGAATTGATTGTGTAATTTGCTCTATTTTGATTGGTTGTCCATCTATATAAATTGAATTATTTTTGAACTCCCATGGTACAGTCTTATTTGTAGCTTTTATGTCTGCATTTCCATCACTATATATAGCTAATCGTCCTAATATAGCATCATCGTACGAATATGCTTCTAGTCCCCTAAAAGTCCATGGGCTAATATTATTTGATGCAAATATTTTTTGTATTTCGGGCCAAGATGATACTGATTCTAACAACACTATTTGTGATTGTTGAACATTATATATTTCATTTAAAACAATTTGTTTAATGAACGATCTATTCATATTAATTTCTTTTAATATAAATATCAGGATTTCCAAAAGAGTTGCACTAATATAAGTGCAAATGCTAATGCAAGTGAGATTGTAGTCTTAATATTAATACCTTCTGATTTAAATAAGTAAGTCATAGCCGTAAAAATAATGATCCCTGCCGTAAATGACATGAATCTACCGGGCCAGAATTCTCCATTAAATCCTTGTACAACTAGGCTAGTTGCCTCCATGAATAACCAGGTAATGGGGACTCCTAAGAGCATTAATGGAAATTTATATTGTCTTGCCCATGGCCATATGATAGGCCCATTTGTTTGTATCCAAACTATTGCTTGTCCAAACATAAACATGAGATATGACATTACAATGTATCGATAATTCATATTATAATATAATGAATTATGTTGTTGTTTCAAAGATTAAAACCGTTTATCGAATACCTTTATGATTGTCGATGCGATCTAGAATTTGATTTAACACGTCGGCTTTAATAAAACCGCACATTGATGCATTTTTTAATGCACTAATTAATTGGAAAATAACAAATGGTATTAGTATTGTTTCACTTAACCACGTGGTGCCTTTAAACCCTTGTTCAACCAATAAGATTACAGTTAAAAACATGCACCAAACAGCTGCTGTTCGAATAACACTTAATGCTTTAAATGTTTTGAATCCTTCACGTTTAGCTCCAGCAATTACACCAAAAAACCCATCTAAAAAAACTACGGCAATTAATGCCAAATATTGTTCTGAATATGTCATTGTTAAATTAAAAAAGTATGTGCAAATAAATGACATGGTTGTTGATATTGATAATGTAAATGCTAGTGCTGATGTTTTCATATGATATCCGTTGACTCAATTAATGTATATGTGAATGAATTTCCGTGAATGTCTTTTGCTTTGCGACAAATTGTCATAAACTCTTCAAAGTCTTTAGATCTTTTAAATACTTGACATCCTTCTGACCAATTTTCTACATAAGTAGAATCAACTCCTGCTTTGTGGATGTTGATTCCAAATACACCTTCATCAATTTTTGTTTCATCAAACTTTAAATCTTTATTAGCATCACGATATACTTTAACGTTTTTTGCTTGACCTAAAGCCTCGTATTTTCCT